AATTTTATTAATAATTATCCAAAAATATCAATTGTAACATTTATTAACCATATTTATGATATGTATGGATTTGATAAGGATATTGTAAAAAGACAAATAAAAAGGTTTATATATATCACACATATAATTCAATAAAATTAATTGATTATTTTTAATATTAACCAAACCTGGCTTATCTAATAAAAATACATTTTTTACTTGTGTATAACAAAATTTTAATTTAGATTCTTTTTTATACTTTGAATAACGTTTAATATAATTACAAGCAATTAATTTAATTTCATCTGTTAATTTTTCTGTTTCAACAATACAATGACCACTTGGTTTATCATCAATATGAAACCACCAATATAATTTATTCGCATTTTTTATAATTTGATGATTTTCCATATCACACATCCCAAGAATATATTTAATATTATTTACTGTTTGTGTTCTCATAATATTTATAAATAATAATTTTTTATTTATATAAAATAACATCTTTTAATAATTCATCTCCAAATACAGATTTATATTTTTCAATCATTTTATCATATTTATCTTTGATACTAATTTTTACAGATTTGGAAGTATACCAATGTTTTTCTAAAGGTGTTCCTGTTTTACTAATTCTAAAACTTTCACGCATTAATCCAGATGGTAATTTTTCAGTACAATATTCAACATATTTTGGAAAATTTTCTTCAATAAATCCTTCTGGCATTTTACTTCTAGTTCTTCCAGTTCTTGTTTTATTTGCTTCTTGTTCTTGTCTAGTTGCTATTTTTAAATTATTATATCTATTATCTAATGGGTCACGATTAATATGGTCAATACTAGTATTCATTGTTCCTTGACCATTACCATAATGATTCATAATAATTTGATGAAGTAATAATTTTTTGTTAATTGATTCGATATTATTTGATTGACAATAACCAGAATCTAACATATTAAAAGTAATGTCATTATTATTGTTATATTTTTGTTTGAACATATAGATACTTTTTAATGACTTTGAACATAATTTAATAAAAGTATCTTTTTCACAATACATAATATAATATTTTTCATTATCTGTTCTTACTTTCCATATTGGATTTTTAAAATGACATCCATCAACTGCTTTTTTACTAATTGACCAATCATATAAAGTTATTTTTTTGTATATTTTTTTTAGTTCCATTATTTGATTTTTATATTTTTTATTAACTTTAATATTATCAGTTTCATAATTATTTGTTATTTTTTCTTTTTTTATTATTTTTTTTGTAATTTCACGAGGTTTTATATTATGTATATTAAGATGTTTATCTTTAATTTCTTCTTTTTCTTCACCTTCTATATATAAATTATCATATCGAAAATCAGTAATATCATTATTTTTTTGATATATGTTTGAAACATCTTTTATTTTATCCATAATAACATTTTTAATATTTAATTTTTTATAAATACTTGAATGTGTGAAACATTGTTGATCATAATTTTTTTGATAATAAAATGTTAATTTTTCATTATTATTAACTTCATAATTATTTATTCTGTTTAATGAAGTTTCACATAATTTAATTATTTTATTATCCTCACAATACATAATATAGTAAATATCATTGTTATCATTTATTTTCCATATCGGATTTTTCATATACCCACTTTCTTTACCAATTTTAATAATATGGCCAGGAATATATTCCAATACATTATATTTTTTTACTATTTCATCATTTTTATAATGATATATATTAACATTTTCTGGTCTTAAATCATACTTATTTTTATTTTTAAACTCTAAATTCATATTAGTATTTTGATAGTTATCATATAAGAATTCAATTATTGATATTATTTTACGATTCTTTGTATAATAAAATATATGTTTACATAATAACTCATTATACTTCCATTTTATATCACTATTTACTATTTTTATTAATTGTTTTAATGATATGATATATGTAATATCATCATTAAATTTGATATTAAAATCAATATTTTTACTTGAATCACAAGAAATATTATATTCCATCATTATTGATAGTATATAATATATCTTTAAATGTATTATTTAATTAAGTCAATTTTTACACTACTTAGTTAGCGAACGCGTTTCCACCCATACCGCTAGCAACACGGAAGACGTTGTATGCGAGAGCGTTAACTTCGAGGGTAGTTGAACCAACACCAGAAGCAGTTGTGAGTTCGAGGTTGATGTTATCGATACGGCTCATATTGCATGAACCAGATGGTTGGTGTTCAGCTGGCTTGAGGGCAAAAGAGTACATATGGATACCACGGGCTGGGTAGCAACCAGTGTGTTGGTATGGTTGAACGTAGTTAAAGTAGGTACCGTCACGGGTAGCAAAACGTTCTTGACCGTTGAGTTTAAGACGAGCTTGAGTGATAACTTGACCATCAGAACCATCAGTGAAATCACAGAAAGCATCACTGTTATTGGTGGAACCACGAGCAGACCAGACGAGCATCTTGGTTGGGTGGTTGATAGTAAGACGAACGTTGTTGGTGGCACCAGCAGTTAAAGTGTGAACTTCTTGTTGAAGAGTTTCGATGAGGTATTCGTGTGGTTGAGAAGCGAATTCCTTACGTTCTTCAGCATCAAAGAAGTAGTAGTCGCACCAGACAGAGGTGGAACCAAGAGTGATGGAAGTAGCTAAAGAACCATCAGCAGCACATTCGTCAGCAGAGGCGAGTTGGAAACGGAGTTCAACTTCGTGGTATTGGAGAGCGATAAGTGGAAGAGCAAGTCCTGGGTTACGGCAGAAGGAGAAGAGAAGTGGGATGTTGAGGGAAAGGGCAGCAGTACCTTCACCTTGGGAAGCATCTTCACGGACAAGATCGTGATCGGTATGACCGACAAGTTCATCAAGAAGACGCTTTTGGTCGTAGGAGTGAGTAAGTTCAGTCCAGACGTGCATCCAGTTGGAGTAGTGCTTATCGATGGTTTGACCACCAACACGGAAATCGACTTCCTTAAGAAGACGGAAACCAACACGACCACAATAACCAGCAGATGAGGTATCATCAGTTAAAGCTGGAAGGGAAGTACGGACGTAAACTGGACCTAAAGCATCACCGTTACGGGAGATACGGCAGGTAAGGCTAGTAGCACCAAAGGAAGCATCACCACTGAGGGTTTGTTCCATGGCTTCCATAGCAAAGTTAGTATGACGTTTGTATACAGCACGGAAGAAAGTAACTTCTGGCTTAGTTGTAAGGTAAGCGTCTTGTGCACCATAGGCAGCGAGTTGCATTAAAGCTCCTGGCATAATCTATATATACTTTATAGGAGAAAAAAATTAAATATTTTTATAATATATTTTTTAAACTAAATATTTTATAATATTTTTATAATATTTTTATTTCAAAAATCATTATTATATATTTTTTTATAGTATTTCTGTAAAAATAATTTTGTAAAAATAATTATATATATAAACATAATACAAATATTTTATATATATGTCCAACTTTAAAGATAAAAAGCGAAAAGTTGTGTCTGTAAATATAAAAACAATCAATACATTAGAAAACAAGCATATATCATATGTAACAAAAATAAATAGTGATAAAGACAATGTTACTTTTTATAAGGAAGAGTTGATTGAATTAAACAATGAGCTTAGTGAAATTAATATTTTACGTGAGAATGGTAAAAATATTGATTTGGAAAAACGCGCATATCTATTAAATAGAATTGAATATTTATCAAATGAAATTGATGAAATTCAAAGTAATAATCGTGAAATGAATTATTATGATTTAACTGGTGATTTATTAACAAAATATTATGATATTAGACATAATGAACCACAACAACCATCAGGTGAAATTAGTTTAATGGCATTATTAGGTGGTGGTAGTAAAAAAACAACTAATAATAATAATAAAACAGAATTATTTAAAGAATATTGTCAGCGGGTTGAAGGTGTTCGTGTTGAGAGAGAAGATGGTTCTGATCGTATAAAATGTTGTAATATATGTAAAATAGAGATGATAATTGATTTGGATAGTAGTTCATATGTTTGTGATAAATGTGGTTTATCTGAATATATGGTTATGGATGAAGATGTTATTATAAAAGAATATTCACCATATGAGCGTATTAATCATTTCAAAGATTGGTTAAAACAATTACAGGCAAAAGAAAGTATTGACATATCAGATGATATTTTTCAACAAATTGTGTATGAACTTCGTAAAAATACATATTACAGGAATAAAAAAAATATTAATCGAAAAATTATACAAAAAATATTAAAAAAAATTGGACATTCTAAATTATACAAACATATTCCTTTTATTGTTAATAAAATATCTGGTATTCCTCCACCAATTATTGATAATGAAACAAATGAAAAATTTATAAAAATGTTTATTGAAATTCAAGAACCTTGGAAAATATATAAACCAAAAAATAGAAAATCATTTCTTAGTTATCCATACATTATATATAAATTTTGTGAATTATTAGAAATTGATCATTTAAAAGATACATTAAAATCACAATTGTTAGATGATGAAAATCTTAAAGAACCAGATACACTTTGGCGAAAAATATGTAAGCATTTACGATGGGAATTTATATCAATTGAATAATACATATGAATAATCTTTAGTTATATTCGCTTTTGGCGAATTTAACTAGATTATCAAACGAGAACCCGAAGGTTCAAAATACAAAAACTGTATTTTGAAACTCGAGGTTACACATATAAAGAATATTTATTAAATATTATTTATATGGATAGTAAGGAAACATATTATACAATTTCTTTTTACAAGGATGAAGATAGTGGTATGACTTTATTTCAAATATATGATTTTTATAATGATGAAAAAGCAGCTAACGAAGACGCTAAGCGTATTGTAGAAAATAACCCGGATGGTTCTCACGATGTATTGGTTGGTATTAAGCGTAAGTGGCATCCATTTAATCCTAATAAAGAACACGCAGAAAATGTTGAATATTCTGAAAATATGTTAAATGATATTATGAAGGGTTATAAGGAAAATCAGGCAAAGGCAAAAGTATTCTTTGAGTATGAAAAGACTGAAAAGATGATTAAGAATGTTGAGGAAAATAGAGAAGTTCGTCTTAAGAATCGTAAAGAATTGATGGCTAAATTATCAAAAGCAAAAACAAGTGAAGAAATGACAACTATTACAAACAGTTTGGAAATGTTGGATGGACAATTAAAAGATATGGAAAAACGTCTTGAAGAGATTGTTCAAACTCGTGATACTCTCAAAGAAAAACTTGGTGGTGAAAATTAATTATTTAACTTTTTCAACAACAAATTTAGTTTTAGATTTTTTCTTAGATAAAAACATAGAATTATCTACAATTTCTATCTTTTTATTCCAATTTCTATCATAAAATTTTCTATGATATCTTTTATATTTTTTAGAGCCTGATGTAAAATCTGGTGTTTCTTTAGCACGATACCAAAATACTTTTTCTGTGATATCCATAGAATGAATTTTATTATTAATAACCATTATACCAAAATTCTCTGTTAATGCTGAAAATGTTTCATTAAAACTATTAAAATCAGGAAACATTCCAGCATAATGGTCATATAATCTTTTTCTATTACTTGTAAAATCTTCTGCCAATAAAAAAATGTAATCAAAATTAGAGCGCATTTCAGGTGGAATACCTAAACTATATTGCATTGTTAGAATAAAACTAATGTGATAGTGACGTCCATTAAAAAATAATTCTTGAATTGGTTCTTCTTTTACCCAACTACCTTTACTAGACATACAATCATCCATAACAAGCATTAGACGGGCATCTTTTAATCTTTTGCCATTTCTTTTTCTTTCTTCATTATCTTCAAATATTTGTCGTTGTCTGGCATATACTTTATTTAATAAATCATTACTATAATTTTCATGAATATATATATCTGGTATGAAATCACCATAAAATTTATTTAATTTTTCAGTTTTACTAACTGCTACAGTTGTTGGTAAATGACGTTTATGAAATAATAATTCACGAGTAACATAACTCTTACCACTACCACGTTTTGCTATCATCGCAATAGTTACGTGATCGGGCATACTTTTCAAATCAAATTTTTTTATTTTTAATTTATTAGAACCTACATTAATATTTTTTACGGTCATTATTAATAATATTTAGAAAAAATATTATTATTAATATATTGATTAATTATAAACGAATATTATTTTACTTAAATCATTAGTATGAGCGAATTGATTAATAACCATAAAACGATTATTTTTTGTAATACATTGATAAGCATTAATAAAATCATCAAATGATGGAATCATATTACCACACCATTTATATATATTTTTTAAATTATGTGTATTTTCGCAACGACCAATAAAAATATAATCAAAATTACA